AGAAGCCAGAGCTCTGCGTACTACGTCATTGTCTAGATCAACGTGCTCGACGGTGGAGAAGACGATCGAGTCTTGAAGATTGCTGAGGTAGCCGTAGCCGTACCACTCAGTCCAAAGACTTTCACCTATCCGCGAATCGCGCATGACACTATTGTAACTCGTGTCACTTGAGAATCGCGGTATTCTGCTACTGAGATCTTTCGAGAGCTCTCTTCATACGCGCCTCACGCCGGCGCTGACGAGCTGCGTCTGCACGCAGTCGTTTCTTGATCACCGGGTCGTCATTGAAGAACCCTGCGGCGTACCTCTCTTCGTCTGTCTCGCCGCCCCACACGCCGTACTCACCGTTCTGTCGCGCCGCGTCTCGGCACTTCTCCATCACCGGACATGTCTGACAGACCTTCTTGGCCTTGGCGACTCTTCGAGCTGTCGCCTCTGGGCGCTCTGAGTACTTCGGGTAAAACAGTTCTGTTCTACCTTTGCAGGCCGCCTCGTTCATCCAAGACACTGACATTTGTATAATCACCAGAAACACCTCTTATCGTTGACCATATTCGTATTCATCTCTCGCATACAAGTGTATCTGGACGCATCTTGGTGCTTCTAGACAAGGTCTTTTACGTACCCGTCCTGGTGCGGCCAGACATACTCGTATGTAAGAGGAGCAACGCCGGTATCCTCGGGCCAGTTGAACTGGCGGTACCAGTCGTAGTTTTTGCACAGCAGCGCCGTGCGGTGCGTGGAGCAAAGCGTCGTGAAGTACTGCTGATCGGTCATCCAAGGCGGGAAGATGTAGTCGGTAGAGACACGACCGAGCTCGACCGCACGGTCATACGTGCGCATGACCTTGTCGAGGAGGGTTGACTTATAACCGCGGCTACGCCACTCGAAGTATGTTGCATTGACGTACGACACAAGCACGGTTTCGTAGCCACGCCACATGCGTGATACCGGGTGATTCCACCAGCCTTTTGGCTCGCGATGGTTGCCGTCAGGGTCGAGCTTGGTGATTGTGAGCAGCGACTGCCAGCCTTCAAGCGTCTGCTTGTGTAGCCGTTTGTTGTCGAGCTGACTTGCTACTAGGACAAACGAGTCTGTATTGGTCAAGAATGTTTGCATGTTGGTATCCTTCCGTCGTTGGATACCATTTTACTGCCTATGCGGCAGAAATCATTGATTATCGTACCAGTTCTTCTTGACGAATGAGCGGCTGAAACCCTTGTCGGTGTCAACTAGATACTCACGGTCGCCGATCTTCTCGCCCTCTGGACCGTTCGGTTCTCCGTCTAGGGCGCTGGCTACCGCGTCGCCGATCCATCGAGCAGCCTGACGGGCCACAGCCTTGCCCCACGTTGCCGAGAGCGGAGTGTAGTCACGTACCGATGAGAACTCCCAGTTGTCTGGGAGACCTTGAATGCGAGCAGCCTCTCGGTGAGTGATCAGTCGTGGAAGCGTTGGATGAATGACATGATCAAGCGCGCCGCCGGTGAGAACGTTGCACCACGACTGTCCGTCCCAGCGACACGGATTTGAGAAGCCCATGTAGAAGTCCTTCGAGCGGATCTTCTTTTCCTGAGCAGCCCATGTCTGCGGAAACTTGTTCTTGTTCTTTTTCACGGCCGCCTTGAGCGCTTCGTCGAGCGGCATTCTTGCTTCCCAGCCGTCGTTGCCCAAGATACCGAAGATATCGTCGATGCGCGTCGCGTTCATGTTGCTCTTGTTGATATGACCGTCGACCTTGCCGTTCTGATTGCGCAAGTTCTTGACGAACTTTGACGCAGGCGCAGAATAGCGCTGCGGCTCCCACTGAAGCTCAAGATCTTCGAGGTCTCCGATGACGTCCATCATCGTCGGCATCGTCTTTGGATTGACGACTTGCGCACCGAACTTCATGCCCTTGCGCGTAGCGACCCAGAAGTACGAGAATCCTCCAACCTGGAGGTTGTTCATCTTGACGTGATGAAGGTCGTACTTCTTTCCTGACAAGTCCTCGACCATGTCTCTGTACTTGACCATCGCGTCTCGCCCCTGTGTGTACGCCTGTTGCACGCACTCAAAGACGATCATCGACGGCTTCACCTTCGCGGCGTACCGCATGAATGCACGAGTGTGCTCGTGAGCAGGTGCGTCTGGTCCGCGATTAGCTGGACCCGACCACACTGACCACCCAGAGCATGGCGGACAGCCGACTACAGCGTCAGCCTTGCGCACAGGCCACTCTGACTCGTCGCTCGAGAAGAACGACGACCAGTCTTGACCTAGGTGATGCCTGTTGACCTCGGCGACGGTATTGCCGAAGTCAAGCGTGCCGGTCCTGAGCTCCATGTTCATACCGGCCTCGACAAACCCAAGGCTCATGAACCCTGCCAGACCGTTGCAGTCGATGAATGACTTTGACATTACTTTCTCCCTCGTTTGTTTGTTGCGTTAGCTGTCGCTCCATAGCCGACCTCGTAACCGCACGCGGCATAGCCTGCGATGTCGATCCACGTGTCTGGCTGAAATCCAGAATTGTTGGCGTACCGAGCAAGTTTGACAGCGATCATGGCCATCGCGACGTCTTCAGCCGTGAACTCTCTGTTGAACAGTACTCCCCAGATCTTTGCGATTCGTGCGAAGTTGTCTTCTGGGCTGCCATACTGGGAGTCGCGCTGCCCTGAGACATACTTAGCAGCCGTGGTCAGGGCTTCTTCACGCTTATTCATTATTGATCTTCATCCGCGCAAAGACAAGCGCCTTGTAGTCAGTGGCCTCGCTAGGCTCAACGTTGATCTCAGTGTCGGACGGAAGATCGTCGTCCGACTCTGTCAGCTCTCGCCAGGTCTCGTTTGCGGCGTGAACAATGTCTAGTACGGTGTTACCCGTGACCTCGAACTCGATGTTGATTCTCACTTGATCCTCTTTTCAAGAGCGTACGGTGAATGATGAGCTCCGTCGATGTGAGGTTGACGGTCGTCCGTCGTGCGGATGATGACGTCGCCTGAGCGGATCGCCGTGACCTTGCCGCGTCGGCCGTTGTGGATGATGCCGAGATCTCCGTCGTACGCGTTATAGCGAACACGCACCTCGTCGGCGACCTTGACGAATCCTGGTCGCACTGGAACCCATACCTCTTCTCCGTTCTCTGGCACAAGCGCGTGCCCGAGCGCGAGCTTTGCGAATGTCTCTATCGCCTGAGAAGAGAACTTGTCGTCGTGCTTCGACTTTTCCCACGCGGTCAGCAACTCGATGACTGTGCGCCCTGCGGCCACGCGGACCTTCGCCTTGGCCATTTGTTCGTTGACCCAGTTGTAGTCTACTTTTCTCTCACTCATTAGTTGCTCCTTTGTGGGCACTCTGTCTCGCGACACGACGAGACGTCGTAGTCGTCAAGAGCTCTTGCGCACTTTTGACATTTGACTCCATCGGCTTTGACAACGTAACCAGCCTGTTGACGCTTGCGGTTGATGTCCATCTTTTCTAGATACATGTCGTCAAGCTCTTGGTCTGTTCCTCCAACGGCGCAGATGATGTTTGCGACGAAGTGCAAGACGTCTACGCATTCCTTGATGACTTCCTTGCGGTCGACGTACGGCTTGTCTGCCTGCCACGGTTTCCACGAGATCGCCTTGCGGACCTCGGCGAGTTCGTCGTCGATCGCGAGCATGTTCCAACGCAGGTACTCGATGATCTCACGAAGCGCTTCGTCAGAGTCTTCGCTGAACTTGTGATAGTTGACGCCGTAGTGGTCTTGCTGCAGACGTCGCGTTTCATACAACCACTCTTGAAAAAGTCGTCGAGAATACATGCTCATTTTGTCATACCACCTGCTGTAGAAACGTCAATGCTTTATTTGTCGTAGGAATAATATCCAAGTATTGCTCTTTCTGAGATACCGCGAGCTCGTACCTGTCGATTGCAGACAGCTCTTCGATGCCAGCCGCAAGGTGAGTCCATGCAGAACCCACGCACGCGCTGAGCTTCCAATCTGTCGCGATCGGAGTAGACGCGTTCATCGCTTGAAAGTATCGCGGAGACCACCAGGGGTTCTTGTCTCGTTGAGGACAGATCAAAGCGCCGAGAGATGTTGAGAGCTTTCTGTGGACGTCAGAGTCAGTAGATCCTTTGTTCTCTTTCATGCTCTCGTGAGGCAGACGGAGAGTCTTGACGGTATCCGTCGTCCATCGAGCTCCGACATCGTCCACGGCCCATACGTTGCGGCGCGTCGCCTGGACGTCTGAAATCTTCGTGGCCTTGATGTACGCGGCATCCATGTTTAGGCCTACCAGACGGCCTCTGGAGGCCTCTGGCAGCCCTTGTATGTCGTCATCAGACCAGGGCAGAGCTGGAAATAAGGTTGTCGGCCACTCTCGGTTCAGTAATAGATCAATCGCTAAAGAAATTGATCTTTTGATCTTCTTATCGTTGACGACTTCATTGTAGAACTTTCGCTTCGAGTAGAACGGCTTGAACAGAGCGCTGTCGGATCTCTGAGCCGCTCGTAGCCCGGCTGTGATCTTGCTCGGCTCTGGAGAGTCGATAAACATGACGAGCGACTTCGATCTCGCCGCCTTGTCTATTGTCGCCAAAGCGCCGTACACCGAGTTCGACGCTACGCTTATCGGAGAAGCCAGTCCGACGAACACTCGATCGTATGCGTCTAGCTCTGACTGAGTGCACGCAGGGTCTGGCTCTACTTGATCTACGACGTATCCAAGCGACACAAGCGCACGGACAAGTTGAGTAGAGAACGACACATTCTTCATGCCAAGAGAGTACGAATGGTGCGCCGAGGTGCACCCAGTCACAAGCACGCGACCTTTCATTAGAGTCCGAGCACCTTCTCTGCTGCTTCAATTCCTTGAAGTATCGCTTGATCTGTGTCGATGTAGACGTAGTTTGCCAGTCTGCCGGCTGACACAGCGTGCGGGAACTCTTCAACAAGTTGCGACTTGAGCCACTGCGCTCTGTTCTTGTTCGTGCCTTCAGCGTCGTCTACAGGATAGTGCTTGACT